CTCCCCAAACTGCTATTGATTGTGCTAAAGGATAATTAGTTTGTATTATAGTTTTATAATCATCAGATGTCACTGCTCTGTTTTGACTTAAATATTGCCTAGGCGCGTTAAATTTTATTTCTGATATAGTTTCTTTGGGAGCCCCACCTGTAGAATTGCTTCCTACAGTTATAGTGACATTACTATTACCATCTATAGTTCCGGATAGAGAGAAGGTTTGAGGCAACAAGCTAGATACATTACAATCTGAACCACTGGAAACCAAATATTGAATAATTACTATATTTCCTGCTATAAGTTTTTTCCCTAAAACATCATCACCAAAATAAATTTGATATCTACCGTTAGCATTTTCTTCAATATAATACACTAAAGAATCTGATTCGACTGCTGATAATTCATTGTATAACGAATACACAGTTTGTATAGTGTCAGCAGATGAATTTTGTACTAAAACTCTAAGTGTAGATGTATCAACGTTTTCGGAAGGTATTTCAAATTTTTCTGAAGGACCTGGCGATGCTACTGTGTATTTGTATTCAAAGTTTTGACCCTCAACTATCTCAATATCTGTGAAAATATAATTGCCGCCAGATGGAGTAACAGTATATGGAACAGTATTTAAAAAAGTAAAACTTGTACCGTTAACTGTAGTAGTAAACGGCGTATATCTATCCATTGTAACATTGGATGGAGATCCTGTTGGGCTATTTACTTGAACAGTTATAGTTGCTCTAGCTCCTCGTACAGATCTAGGAGTATAACCCAAATGTTTTGCAATCGATACAGCTGACGTCCTTTTTACTGCACTATCCAAAAACATTTCATTTACTAACATGTTTGCCAGATATGCATTATAATGAGTATTATAGGACAATAAATCAATTAAAGTAGATAATCCCGATCCCTCAAAATCATAATCCGAAAATTCGTTCTGTGCTTTTAGAAAAGTTTTAAGATTAGATTTTATAGTGCCAAAATCAAGCTCTGCTATTCTAAGGTTAGCCATTATCGTACTCTAGTTAAAGCTGTTGTGAATGTCACAGGTCTGTCAGTATTAATTATTTTAAATTCCAAAGTAATATTTAATCCGTTGTCGTCAGGTAAAGGATTTATTCGTATATCTAATATCTTAACCCTTGGTTCAAATTTATTTACCAAGTCTAAAATAGTTTGTTGCATTGTTCTTTCAACAATTGGATCCCAATTTTCAAACAATAGACTATGAATTTGGCATCCTATTTCGGGATGAAATGGTCGTTCATAATGTTTAGTTAATAATAAATTTTTTAATGATTGTTTAATAGCGTCAGCATCTGATTTTTTTACCACATCTAAAGTAGAGGGATGTGCATTAAAAATTAAACTAAAATCTGTAAATTCTCTAGTATTTCTTTGTATCGTTGCCATTTTATCCAGCAAAAACTTTTGATGAACCCGTAGCAAAGTGTCCACACGACGCACTATCACCTTGTCGGCAAACACCTATACCTTGTATAAAAACCTTAGAAGATCCTCCGATCATTATAGCACTGCCATGCGATCCACTACCATGGCTTTGAATTGCTGCACCTATTAAGGCTACATATCTATTTTCTACTTTAACTTTAGTTTGCAGAACACCAACTATTAAGCCTCCGGCGGTATCTAGACCTACTCTTGAAATTCCAGGCATTTTATTATTTATCGGTTATGCCAATTGACTCAAACCATCGGCATATTTTTTATGATCATTAAAAGTCATCACTTGAATTCTATTATTTTTTGCAACATCCAAAGATATATGTATCCAGGGATTATTAGTAGTTGCTGCATATTCTAACAGTAATTGATCGTAGTTCAACTTAGTTGCTAAAATTTTAGCAATCTCATAATATTCTTTTTTACTTACTCCTTTGAATTGAATATCAACTGCTTGCCCCAATGGATGTTGCGATGTGGATGAAGAATTACCAGATAATCTAAAAGCCGAAGTAACGTACATGTTAGGATATAATTTAAGAACAGGCTCACATATATTCAAAGCTATTGCGCTTAGATTAAATAGTAATTCTCCGTATGTTCTTCCTGCCTGGGCTGTAAGTTTATTTTTTGTCACTGCGGCTTTACTAGAAAGCATACCCAACGTAAAATTGGGAGACAAATTAAAGTTATCTGGTGCCTCTGAAATACTTTTAAGTTCTGCGCCAGGTGTTATGAAAATACTGTTATCACTTTTTGGTTTATCTGATACTAAAGGTACAGGTATTTCTTCAAATTTTTCCTTAGAAACTATTCCTGCAGTAGATGCGTTCTTTCTAGTTATATTTACCTCTGTTTCAGAATCATTTGGTTCTTCTGCGGACAATACATACAAATCTGCTGTTGTAAGAAACAACGGATCAGCTATATCTATGTAATTTATATCTTTTCTACCTATCATTAATCCTGCATATGAATTTAAAGCAGTTGTTGCTCTTAAAGATTCCAAAGCATTTTTCGATGTGTCTGCGGAACCATTTGCAAAATCAAAAATACCACCTGTATCTGCATTAAAATTACCCGTTACATTAAGATGTAAATCATTACCTGTTTCTACATAAAAAGAAGCAGATTGTTTATTATAAAAATTATCTGATGAAATATATTGGTCGCCTGCAACTTTAAGGTGGGAATCATTCAAAACTTCAATGTAATAATTGTTGTTATATTTACCATAATAATCTTTAGAGGAGATAAACATATTAGATATAGCATTACCATGTATCACATTAGACGATAATTTGGTAACATTCCCAGATAAAACATTTAATTCATTGTCTGCTTCTATGAATACATTAGCACTTCTAATACTAAAACTTTCAACTGCAGATAATCTAAAAGCACCGCCTGCTTGTGCAGTAATATCATTATGACATGTAATATTAGTATCACCCTCAACTTCTATATTTGCATCATTTCCCACAAAAATATTACATGCTCCATTTATAGAAATATCAGCTTTACCTGCTATTGAAATATATCCGTTTCTATCTATTATTTCATAATTGGAACCTTTGGTTCGTTTTACCAAAGAGCCGTTGGAATCTATTTCAACAAATGTTCCAGATTTATGATATATGTGTAATCTTTCTGCACCTGGCGTATCATCTATTTCAATAATGTGACCTTGCTCTGTTTGTGTAACTTTATTGTATGGATACTCACCTTTAAAGGGGGATTCGGGCTGTGACCAAGAAGAATTGCCTGGTAATTTGGCCCCAATCATCCGTTCTTCATTTTTCTTTTGAACTACTGTTCCGTTTACGTCGCCCGTAGCTAGTTTATTTGTATCGGGTCTGTTTTTATATTCCTCAGTTGGGTAGGTTGCAGTTGGATCAGAAAAACCTGTTCTAGTTACTTCCAATTTAGCAATATTTTCTGAATTTACAGGATTAAAACGTTGAGATTCTGTTAACGCTTTACCTACTAATGCTGAGTTATATTGATCATCATATCTTTGCAATCCGATACTTGAATCACCAGAATTAAATAAATTATCTATACCTGGCACTATGGGCGGAATTGTTATACCAGTACTAAAAACACCATTTGTAAAATTACCTAAAGCTAAATTAACTATTCTGTCGACATCATTTTGAACAGAATTTAAAATATTATTTTTTAAACTTTCAAAACTAGGATTATTACTACCACCAGGTAAATTTAAACTAAGCACTTCGTTTACTTTTCGTAAAATAGAATTATTTACGTCAGAATAAACTTTGCCATCTAAATTATCTCTTAAAGTATTGGTCAAAGCAGATGTAGGAATATTTCCAGAAACTATATTTACCGGATTATTAATACCTACTAAATTTTTAGGAATTTCGTTTAGCTGATAATTTGCTTCTTTATTAACTATACCTGTAGTTTCTTTAGCAATGTTAGTGGAAATACTGGGTATAATAGTATTCAACACTGTATTATTGATAGGTAAATTATTTTGACTAGCAAATGCTTTACCTAAAGATGAAGCTAATCTACCTCCTACTAATTTAGTAATAGAATCACTCATGCTTGTACCAGTTTAAGCAAATCTGTTTTTTCATTTTGCCATCTTGTTTTAACGCTAGTTTTTATATTATCTGAGCTTGATTTAAAAAATGTATCTACGCTGTTAATTTTAAAATTAGATACAAGTTCAATTATATCTTTATCGGTCAATTCGCTTTTACCTTCTAAAGGTGTAGTAAAAACACTTGTTCTATTAGGTCCTAGTTGAACTGCAGTTGACCATACTAGATCTTGCACCCCCGGGCCAAACTTAGACAAATCCAAGCCTTTTCTTTTAAGGCTAGCTAACATTACATCGTAGTATTTAGTTTGTATAAAATCGTGTTGATCTTTTTTAAATTCTATAGGATTGGATGCAGCCAACGATTTCCACATATTATCAAATGAAGATGTAGCTGGTTCCATTCCTGTAAATTTTTCTCCATATCTAGATGCTGCTAAATAATCTTTTAAAGGCGATTTTTTGGAATTAGGTCTGGCTTTACCATTTGGTAATGTTTCGGGTAAATAGGAAGCAAACTGATAAGTACCATATGACGCTCCTCCAAAATCTCCAGTGTTAGCATAGTTGTTTATAGTGCCTGGACCTTTTCCTCCAGTTTCATATTTTTCTGAAGTTTGCCCTAATTCCCAACCTTCCACTGCTGGCACTCCTGCTCTTATTGGTTGCCCACTACTATCTACTACGGGTTGCCCTTGACTATCTTTCAATATGCCATCATTCGTGTTTACCACTACAGGTTTTTCTTCAGTTTGAACAAATACTTTTGGCGCAGCTTTAGTAGCTATCGTTCCAAAAATAGCAGGTTGCTGCATATCAGCGCCGTCGAGGAAAAAACCAATTACCCAAGTACCCTCAATTGGGCCTAAGGGTGTTGAACCTATACCTGAAATAGACGCAGATGTAATGGGAGTTATAGGTAATGCCCAAGGTAAATCTTTAGTAGGTAATAATAATTTATCGTCGGTATGATATCCATATATTCTTACTCGTACACGGCCAGATTTTTCAGGATCCATTCTATCTTCTACAACACCTATCCACCATATAAATCCATCTTTATTAAAAATATTCATACGTCACCACCCACTACAAGTGAATCCTTAGTAATTTCCATAATCATTCTATGTTCTATAGTATCAGTTTTAGTAATTTTATGTCTGATAGCCGTAACAATATAGTACCCAGAATACTGAATATCCTCATTTTTAGTATTTGGGTTGTCTTGTGGACCGAGTTCAGGATAACTAAATCTTAACATTGAACCAACTTCTACATCTGTTCTACCCGGCACATTAATATTTAACTTTAAATTAGTTAATTCAAGCATTGAGGATTTTCTATTTCCGTAGATTTGTTTAATTTTTTCGTTAATATTACCAGTAAAATTATTGTATAGTTTAGGATTAATAGGATAAAAATGCACACTAGATGCAGGATTTCTTAAACTGTCTTTTGCAAAAATTGGAATAGCATTTTCACCTGAGGTATGCTTATAATTAAAGTATTCTGTTGTATGATCATAATCTACTAATTCATATACTTTATTAAAAACATCTAATGTTATTAATCTATTTGCCAAATATCCATTGGTATAATTTTTAATGTGGTCAGTAGTGGCTACCATATCAACACTTTCTGTGATAAAAAATTCTCTGTTTAAAGTATTGTTGCCTATTTCTTTGATATTAGATGCTGATATAGTATAGGTTCCTAAAAAACTTTTGTTTTTATTTGTAAAATCAAAAATTGATTCTATACTACCAAAATAAAAAGCTTTATTAGATTCGAAAAATAAAAAATTGCATGCTTTACCTTCTTTAGGTATTGCTTTAGATGCCAACCAATTAATACACTTAAAGGGAGACCAACCTGGACTTACAAATTTTACTTTATTTTCTGTTTCTGTAATTACTTTTAACGGGGTAACTATTTCTATTTCCTTGAGAATAGATTCATCACTATTAGTTTCAAATTCCCTATTCATCATTAGATTATCAGTAAAAATATCTATAACAACATCATCAATACTTCCTTCAAAACTTTTATACAATGGAAGCAAAACGTCAGCTATTAATTCTTGAGAAACAAAATGTAATACAAAAGTTTGCGTATTATTATCTCTTACAATTTTTCTATCAGTAATTTGAACTACTCTAAAGGTTTTTTCTATAGCGTTAGGAAAAGTTGGTGTTCTAAATCTAAGTAATAAGTATTCTTCACCAATTATAGGCAAACTTTGAATTAGATTTCTACTATCAGACAAAGATATTTCACCTCGCATAAAATTGGTAAATATATCCTCATACAAATTTAATTCAATTAAAAATTCATCAAGATCAGTTAATGTATTATTAACACTAAGTAATTTCATAGATTCTATTATAACTTCACCTGCTTTTTGCAGGACATCCTCAGATCTCATTGTTTAATCTTATTATCAAATTCTGTTTCTACAGAAGCTAAAAACCTTGGTTTTAAAATTTTAATTCTTCTTTTATCTTCATTTAATTTATCCTCATACGTGAAATTAGAAATTGCTGTTGCTGAAGGATAAGTGTTGTTAACCCAATTTCCATTACCATCTTCCCAATGATGAGTTGCTTGAACATTAGCTATTCCATATTTAGAGCCCACATATTGTTCTAATTGGTAAGTTGATAATGGCCAATCGAATCTAGGATCAACTATTTCATTAAGATGTAAAATTACCCAATGATAGTTAGAATCACCATAAAATTTATCCGCTAATCTTTCAGGGGTCTCACCCTCTTTAATATCATATTGATCAAATATACTTGTATTATTTTTGACTTCATCTGTAATAGTTATTCTGCGTAAAATATCTTTTACAAGTTGAACAGATGATAAATCATCTAAAGAATAAACATCATAAGGAAATTTTTCGAAATACATTAGAATCCATCCAATATTTTATCTTTGGTAAGAATTTCTGTTTCTCTAAATGTAAGAGATAAATTTATTTCAGTCGGTGCTCCGTCTCTAAATGAGGAAAATTGTTCTCCTCCATAATCTACCTGAAGATCAGTTAAAACACACGGGGCAAAATTATGAAAATATTTGTTTTGTTGATTTCTAAAAAAATAAGTTATTTGAAATTCTGCAGGATATATAAAAAATAAACGATTTTTAGATAATTCGGGATGCATATGGAATTTAAATAATCTTATAATATTGTATATGTCTTTTGATTCTTTTTCACTTTTGGGCATTAGCCTGTATTTAAAACTAAATGTTCTAAAATCTATTGCTTCAAATAATACTTCTCTAAATGGATTTAGTGCAACTTTGGCTCCGGCTCCTATCACAGATTTTACATCTGTGCCGCCAAACATAGATGGTAGTTTTGCTAATCCTAAAATAGCAGCAGATGCTATTTCCCCTCCCATGTTTGCTGCGCTCTTAAGAGTATCGGTTAAATCGCCACCCCCTGTTTGTCCAAGAACACCTGCTAGTGTTCCTAAATCTTTATTTGAATAATTTGCAGCATATTTTACTGAAGGTTTTTCCTCTAAATGTAATGCTATTACGTCCGATATTCTATAAGATACATCAGGTTTCAATAAAGCGGTTGAATTAATAATTTCTGCTGCAGTTTCACCTAATTTAGCTCCGGCTGCTGCCCCCAATACACCTGCTCCAATTTGTATCGTTTTATCTGCAGCTGTACGACCTACATTAGTATTTGCTGTATTTTTACTACCACTTTTGGGTAAAGCATCTGCTAATTTTTTTGATGCCATACTTCCCAAACTAGCACCTAGTACTGCTCCTCCTACTTTAGCCAATCCTTCCGTCGCATTAGCCAGTTCATCTGCTGTTAATTGAGCTGCATTATTTCTAGTAATAGAAAATAATCTATCAGCATCTAAAGAATATTTGGATTTACCTCTTACGTTTATAGAAAAAGAGACATAATGTTGTAAACCAGGATCCGTGCCCAAAGTTTCGGGAAATCGTATAACATTAATATCAAATTTAGATCTACTGGATGTAGTAACAGTATTACCTACGTCAGATAAAAACTGTTGTTCGTCGCTAACACCTTGTACATCAATATTCCAAACAGGGCTGTCGTCTAATCTTTGTGTAGCTAAATCTGACATTTTTTGCCTATAAATAGTTGATAAATTATTTATTCCAAAACTATGTATAAAAATACGTACAAAGGTCGATATAGAGTAATAAACCCCAGTAAATATAGGGGAGAAATCAATAATGTTATCTATAGGTCTCTTTGGGAACTCAAATTTATGAAATGGTGCGATGGCAACCTCGCAATTTTAGAATGGGGTTCAGAAACAATTATTATTCCATATATTTCTCCTATTGATAAAAAAGTACACAGATATTTCGTGGATTTTTTTATTAAAGTATTAGATAAAACTGGTAAAATTCAAAAATATCTAATAGAAATCAAACCAGAAAAATTCACCAAACCTCCTTCTATACCTAAACGCAAAACCAAACAGTTTATAGATGAGGTGTTCCAATATGGGGTAAATGAAGCCAAATGGAAGGCAGCATTCGAATATTGCGAAGATCGCAAGATGAAATTCATGATACTTACTGAGAAAGATTTAGGAATTCAAACCTACAATAAATAATACTATGGCTACCTCCTTTACTTCCATATCTGTCGACCCAAAAAATGTCGATATGTCTGTTCAATGGTATCAAGCCCAAGTAAGAAAACTTGGTACTTTGAGCGGCACAAACATTATGAGAGAAAGAGAATATCTAGTAAACAGAGTGATTCCTGGTAAAATGTATTTATTCTTTTATGATCCAAAACATAAAAATAAATTACCGTATTATGATACCTTTCCCCTGGTATTACCTTTTAGAAAAATACCAAATGGTTTCTATGGCTTAAATTTACATTATTTGCCGTACTTGGCAAGATTTAAATTGTTAGGATATCTTTCGGAATATCTAAATAATGACAAAATGAATGAGACTACAAAACTACAAATATCATGGAGAATTTTAACTAGATCTTCTAGACTGGCTCCAGTTAAAGCTTGTGTAAAACATTATTTAGCAGATCACGTGGAATCTAGATTTTTTGAAGTACCTATAACTAATTGGGTAACTGCTGCTTTGTTACCCGTAGACAAATTTGTGGGCGCAAATAAAACCAAAGTTTGGGAAGATTCAAAGGCAAAATACTAATGGCAACATTTAGTTTAAATGAATTTAGAAGCGAAGTTTTGGGTTATGGTTTAGCAAGACCAAATCGGTTCGAAGTAGAAATACCCGTACCTTTAGGTTTAAATTCATTTTACAGGCAGTTTGGTAGAGTGGTGAGTTTATACTGCGAAGAAACCAATTTTCCACCTTTAATAGTAAACACTAAAAACTATAAAATATTCGGACCATCATTTCAAAGACCAGTATCCGCCGAATTCGGCGGTGAAGGTATATCTATGACTTTTCATGTTGATAGAGAAATGATTATAAAAAGATTTTTTGAGGAATGGTGTTATTCTATTGTTGAACAGGATACTTTTTTGGTTGCATATCAAGATGAGTATGCTCAAGACATTACAATTTATCAATTAGATGAAACAGATAACGTTACTTATAGATGTGTTCTGAAGGAAGCTTTTCCTAGATCTATTAATATAATGGCATTGAATAATGCAACGCAAAATCAAACACATAGATTAACTGTTATGTTTGCTTACAGATATTGGACAGCAGTTATGGATAACGAAACAGTAGCTACTGTTCAAAGAACTATGCCGTTCATCCCTCCCCCTGATTCAAAATCATTTATTAAAAGACCTGAAGAAAGTTTACCGGAAAAAACAGCGAGACGACAATTTAATCCAACTACTGGTAATTTGGAAGATACACCAGGTAGTGATTTACCAATATCAGCATGATAAGGATATAGTATGGCTTTACCTAAACTAAACACACCAACCTATGAATTAAAACTTCCTTCTACAGGAAAAACTGTTAAGTACAGACCTTTTCTAGTTAAAGAACACAAAATTCTTTTAACTTTGAAAGATGCTAATGAAATAGAAATATTTAGAGTAATCAAAGATTTAGTTAACGTTTGTACCTTTGAACAATTGAAGACGACAGATTTAACTAATTTTGATATAGAGTATATCTTTATTCAACTTAGAGCAAAATCCATAGGTGAAACTTTAGACTTAATTATAAACTGTGATTGCGGTAATAAAATAGAACATACTGCCAATTTATATGATGCTAAAGTAGTAAAAAATGAAAAACATAATAGCAAAATACAGTTAACTGACACTATTGGTATAGAGATGCGATATCCTACGTATGAGGAAGTTATTAAAGCGTATGAAAACAATGACCAAGATGATATAGTTAAACTAGTTATAAAATGTATTAAGGGTATTTATGATAAGAAAAATTACTGGGATTCTTCAGAACAAACAGAAGATGAGGTTTTAGAGTTTGTAAATGATTTTACTAGAAAACAATTTGAGCAAGTAGAAGAGTTTTTTCTAACTATGCCTAGATTAGAACAAACCATTGAAGCAGATTGTGATAAGTGCGGCAAACATAACGTAGTAAAATTGGAGGGCCTTCAAAGTTTTTTCGTTTAAATCTTTCTCAAGATGATTTACTAAATTATTTCAAAATGAATTTTGCTTTGATGCATCATCACAAATATTCATTATCAGAATTGGAAAATATGTTGCCCTGGGAAAGAGAAACTTATATAGCATTATTGATTCAATACATCCATGAAGAAAACGAAAAAATAAGAATGCAAAATAAGAATAGAGAATTTAGTTAAAGGAACTGATATGGGATTTCAATTTGGAACTAAAAAGAAAGAGGAACCTAAAGTGGAAGAAACTAAAGAAGAAGATTCTAAGCTGATTCCCGGAAACGAGAATAAAGAAGATTGGATGACTAAGAAATGGCGTCCAATGATGGCTATAATGTACATGATTTGCTGCCTTGCTGATTTTGCTATATTTCCCATTATGTTTACTATTGTGCAGTTCTGGGAAACTCAAGCAGCCAATGATGCGTTTAGACAATGGGTGCCCATAACGCTGCAAGGCGGTGGTTTATTTCACGTAGCCATGGGTGCAGTATTGGGTGTTAGTGCATTTGGTCGTACTCAGGAAAAGATTGCAGGAGCAGCAGGCGGAGTAGCAACCCCAACTCTAAGCTCAGAGCCGCCCAAATTTACACCTGGTACAACACCAGTTACTGGTGCAGCTATTCCGGCACAACAGAATATGGCGCCGAGACCTATGCCTGTAAGTTATGCTGATTCGGGATCAAATATGCCATTGTCACAACCAATGGCGGAATCCGCTCCTAGTGACGGTGCATCAATTAGACCAATAGTTAGAAGACCAGTATAATAAATGGCAATTTCTCAACAAACACTACAGAATGTTGAGTTCTTAGAACTACGTCGAGTTTTCAAAAGAGAAACTGATGATATTGTCAAGGTTGACGAGAAAATACTCGACGTACTAAAAGATAATAATGCTATTCTCAAAGATTTAATAGATAAAATTCAACTCACAGCGATTACTAAAGGTTTAGGTAAATCTAAAAAATATTCTAAAGATAAAGACGATGAGGAATTCGTGAAATCTTTCGGAAGTATAACAGATTTTTTTACAGGCTTTGGTAAAAGAATTGAGGAATATAAAGAATTTTTCTTTGGGAAAAAAATAAAATCAAGTGTTAAGGGCAAAACAAACATTACGGCACTTGAAAAAGAAATTGAACCTAAAAACTTAGCTTTAGAGGAAAAAGCTCCTATACCTAAATTTGTAGGTAGGGGAGAAATGCAACAGGTATATTCTAATGTACCAGTATCAAAAACACCTGCTTTGCAATCTAAAACACCTATGTTAGAGAATAAGGGACCAATAGCCAATTATGTTGGTAAGGGAGAAAGAAAACAACTTTTCCCAGAATCTCCCTTATTAAATGCCCCTGAAGTAAACTCATCTAAACCATTGGTATTAGAAGCACCTAAGATTGAACTTAAAACTCCTTTACTAGAAGCGCCTAAGAAAAAATATGATGATGTAATAGATGTTACGCCTGTACAATCTAAAACTCCTATACTAGAAGCACCCAAATCTATAGCTCCATTAATGCTTGAGGG